GTTTTATTATTATTTTTATTATAATCAGGAGGCGTAAAAAAAAATGGATATAGAAACAACATTAACAGAGCAAGAACAGTTATTCTGTGATATTTATTTAAGTAATGGTTTTAAGTCGACGGATGCTTATAGATTAGCAGGTTGCACAGACAAAAATACTAATGGTAATAAATTATTAAATAGAGATGACATAAAAGACTATTTATTAAAAAGACTTTTAGAAAAAAAGGAAGGTCTAATAATAAAACAGGATGAACTTTTAGGTTATCTATCGTCTTGCATTAGAGGTACAGAAACTGACACCCAAGCCTTTATACTAAGGTTTGGTAACCGTGGTAAATTCGAGGATAAAATTGAAGAAATTGAATTAAGAATCAAACATAAGGACCGCTTAAAGGCCGCCGAAATAATGACAAAGATTTATAACTTAATGGATAGTATGGGTACTAGTGTTGATAAAATAGTAATAAATAATAATGTACCATTGAAGAATGGAGATCCATTAAATGAATGATCTTCAAATAAATTTAACAGAGTGTATAGGTCCTGCATATTATGAAGTGTTTCATGATCTTGAACAGGATCGCCATTTTCAATACTGGTTCGCTGGTGGCAGAGGTAGTTTAAAATCATCGTTTGTTTTTATCTATGTTATTTATAAAATGACAATGGATGCTTTAAACGGTGAATCTACACATTGTGTTGCTTTACGTAAAATTAAAGATACTATTAAAGATTCAATATTCGTAAATTTATTATGGGCTATTGATTTATTAGGTTTATCAGGACATTGGAAATACACAGTTACACCTATGAAATTACAATTTCGTGATTCAACAATATTATTCCGTGGGTGTGCTAATAAACATGACTATGAAAAAATAAAGTCTATTAAAGTAAGAAAAGGTTATATCAAACATGGCATTTTTGAAGAACTCACAGAATACGATGGGATAGACGAAATTTATTCTATCTATCAATCATTATTTAGAGGTGGTAAAAATTGTAAGGCGTATTTGATGTACAATCCGCCACCATCTAAAAATAATTGGACAAACCACGAATTCAGAGTTGAGATGCCAAATAAATTCACACATAAAAGCACGTATTTGCAAGCACCCAGAGAGTGGCTGGATGATACGTTTTTAGAATTGGCAGAAAATATAAAAACAATCAATCGTCGAAAATATAATCATATGTATTTAGCTGAAGAAATAGGTGAAGGACTTGAAATATATCCAGCTAAAGATAAATTGACAGGTGAAGGTGTGTTAACGCTCAGAACAATTACCGATGAAGAGATAAGCAAGTTTACACAAATTAGTAGAGGTCTTGATTTTGGGTATTCACACGCTTCATGTTATTCTGAGAGCTATTATGATACAAAAACTGATAAATTATATGTATTTAATGAAGTATATGGGGTAAAATTAAGTAATAAGACATTATATGAAAGGATCTATTTAAAAGCAGGTAATGCCTATATTCGCGGTGACAACGAAGATCCACGAACAATTAACGAATTAAAAAATATGGGGTTAAATGTCGGGGCAGCAAAAAAAGGCCCAGATAGTAAACCACATGGTATCAAATGGTTACAGGATAGATGCGAAATAATCGTTGATAAACAAAGATGTCCTAATATTGCTGAAGATTTACTAACATATGAATATAAGAAAGATAAAGAAGATAAAATTATTTATGAATATCCTGATGAACCTGATGGATCAGCGTCTATCAGATATGGTCAGGAAGAAAATATATTGTCTAATCGTTGGGGTTGGAAAGTAAAAAAATAATAAGGAGGTGTTGGCACGGTGATTGAAAAAGTCATTGAACTAATTAAAGAAAAGATTAAAATCAAATATATTGGTGAGAATTATTATTTTTATAAACCAATTAAAGACGACTACATAATCAAATCTAGAAAAATTAAGTTAATATACACGAATTGGTTTAAATTCCTAGTTAATCAAAAGATAGATTATAGTTTGGCTAAACCAGTAACTTTTGATGATGGTGTGCCTGAAGAATTTGACATTCAAGATATCTTGAATCAGATGTCGTTATGCACCAGTCTTAATTCTTGTAGTTGGTTACACTTTGTAATAAGATCATCCAAGTTAGATTGGGTGATAATCCATGATGCTCAAATTATTCCAGTATATGATATTTACAAAAAATACATTACTGAAATTATTCGATTTTGGAAATTAGATGATAAAAAAGATGAAAACAAATATTGGGTTCAATTATGGGATGCTGAAAAGTGTATTGAATTTAAGTTGATTGACTGGCAAATAGTCGATGTTGAAGAAAAGACGCACTATTTAGAAAAATTGAAGTATCAAGATAATGAAGAAGTTGTAAATCCTAAAAGTTTTGGATTTATACCATTCATACCGTTATTTAATAATAAAAATAAAGAATCTGATGTTATAGATATTCAGCAATTATTGGATGTTTATAATCAAATAGCAACTGGTTTTATTGATAATGTGTATGAATTCCAAGATGCTATTTTAAAGTTAAAAGGTTTCCATGGTCAAGATTTTGAACAATTTATGAAACAATTAAGAATATTTAAAGTTGTGCCAATTGATGGTGAAGGTGATATCGAAAAGTTAACCATTGATATCCCAGTAGAAGCCAGAAAAGTATTGTTAGATCTTTTAACAAAGAACATATTTATCATTGGTCGGGGTGTTGATCCTGAACAGGATTTTGGTGGTGGTAATATCACTAATGTATTGATAAAAAGTATTTATTCAGGTCTAGATACAAAAGCATCAGAGCATGAAAACCAGCTAAGGTTATTTTATAAACAGCTTGTGCATATATTACGATTGTATTATAATAAAAACATAGATAATACTATTGTCTTTAACAGATCACAGTTATTTAATGAATCTGAGATGATAGACAACTGTTTAAAATCTATGAATATGGTGTCTATGAAAACGGTGTTAGAAAATCATCCATGGATATCAAATGTAGATGATGAACTTGAACAAATAAAAACTGAATCAAAAGTTAATAAAACAACTGATGATTCTGATATATAACAATCACCACTAAAGGTGTAAAAATGTAAATATTACAAAGACAAAACTTTGTAAAAAATGAGAGGATGATTAAAATGTCAGAAAGATTTAAAGCAAAAATTGGTGATGATCTTTATCAGCAAATATTGGACAAAGGTGTTAAACCTTCACAGTTTGATTTTTTAGATGGTTATATACCCAGAGAGAGGTATAATGAAATCTCTGAAAAAAATAAACTAAACGAGGCAAAGTTGACAGATCATGAAAAGCAATCAATTGAAATTGCAAATTTATTGAAGGGTAATGAGGAATTTAAAGCAAAATATGATACTTTAAATAATAAATATAAACAAGATTTATCAGCTAAAGATAATGAAATACTAAATATTTATAAAAATACTAAAGTTCGTGAAGCTTTAAAAGATTCAGGGGCAAAACATCCAGATTTACTCCTAAGTAAAGTTGATTTTAATACCTTGACAGTTGATAATGACAGACTATTAGGATTTGAGTCACAACTTGAAAAAATAAAAACGGATTATAAAGACTTATTTGTTGAAGTCACAAAAGAAACCAATGTAAATCCTGGAAATCACCATACTAGAGCTAATCAAAATCTTGATGACATCAATTGGGAACAGCGATTAAATGATTTAATAAAATAAAAGGGAGGTTTTTTAATGTCTCATGATTATACAAAAGGATATTTAAAAGTACTGTCAAAAGTTTTTGCTAGAGGGGCAGTGACTAATATCTTAGAAGCAGGACCAAACGACTATAGAACTGACGATTTTAGTCCTCAGACTGTTTACATTAGACGTTTATCTTTAGAAGGTGCGGGTACATACGCTCGTGATACCGGATATGATGAAGGTACAGCAGATGTAAAATGGGATGCTCATACATTCGCGTTTGACAGAGGCAAACTATTTGATTTTGATGCTGTGGATTCAGTTGAAGCTTATGAACAGGCGGCTGTTATTGCAACAGAGTTTTACAGGACTAAAATTATACCAGAGGTTGATGCATATAGATTTTACAAAATGTATGCAATTAGAACAGCAGCAGACGCAAACGCCGATTTAACAGTTGATACAATTTTTTCAGCAATTGATACAGCGATTGAAACCATGGATGATTATGAAGTACCACAGGAAGATAGAGTTTTGTATGTAAGCAATAGCACATATAATCTCATTAAAAATGGTGGAGAAGTTATATCTAATAGATTGGTTTCTGAAAACAATCCTATTTTAAACAGAAATATCATGACATTAGATGGTATGCCAGTTATTAAAGTACCTAAATCAAGATTCAGTACAGCACCTGTATTTAGTGCTACAAATGGTTATGCTGCCGGCGGTTACTATTTTAATTTCATAATTGCACATACACCGTCTATCATCGCCATTATGAAGCATGTTGCACCAAAACTTATCACACCTGAAAACCATCAATCAAAAGATGCTTACAGAATAGCTGTAAGGGTGTATCAAGATTTATTTATACCTGCGAATGCTGTTAGAGGCGTTTACTTGCATCGTAAAACAACAGGTATTTAATGTTAGAAAATATCATTAAGTACTATAAACGAATCACTACTATGGCATTGGTTAATTTAAAGAATGAAAAGTCTTTTCAATTTAGAAAACATTTGACAAATCATAGTTTGTTAAAAGCAACTGAGGATTATTATGAAAAAATACATAAAAGTCCTGAAGCTAAGAAATTGATTAAAGAATATACCAATGCCATGAATAGTATGTATAAGAATGCAAAGATACAATATAATGATACACTAAATAAATTGAAAAGTACTAATGATGAAATATTGAAACAAAAAATATTAAATGATTATGCTGATAAGGGTATACATGGCTTTACGAGTAAAGATGGTAAACATTGGAACATTGAGACCTACAGTAATATGTACAGTAGACACATTAATAATGAATTAATTCGATTATCAGTAATTGAGACTGTATCAAATAATTTAGTTAAGGTATCATCACACGGTACTATATGCGATGAGTGTAAACCATATGAAGGTAAGATTTTAACATTAGAAGAATTGGCAAATGCTAGATCAAACGGTTTATTTCATGTTAATTGCTTACATTTCGTAGTGCATGTAGTAAGGAGGCTAACTAATGACTGAAGAACAGGAAGAATTAAAATTAAAATCAAAAATTTGGCCGGTTATATCAACTGAAACTTTATATCGAAAATGGGAACGTAGATTGATTGTCGCTAAAACTACTGAGGAAATTGAAAAATGTAAATATCACATGTTATTAAATCAAATCAAAGATTGACAGTTTTATTTTTCGAAAATGGTTATAAGATAACTAAGGAGGTCTTTTAAAATGGCATATACACTTAAAGGAAAATTAGATAGTATAGGTGCGGGCTTAACTGCTATTGATTCATCAGCTACAATATTAGAATCAGTT